TTTAAATAGGAGCCACTGTCCGTTAGTGTGTATAAACTTTGAGTTACAAAGTAGGTTGCATCATAAGATGTAGATGAAGCACTATAATTTACAGCTAATCCATCTGCTCCAGTTACAGATCCGGACTTAAATATTATAGTGTCATATAAAGCTCCGCCGGTTTCAATTTCTACTGTCCCTACTGATTGATTAGAGCTGAAAGAGGAGATGTATGCTGTTGCTGATTCTCCCTGTTTAAATATTTGTTCAACTGTATTTAGGTTTCTGTTACTGCCATCTAACCCTATTACAGTTCCGTCTACATTAATTAAATTAATAATATGAACGTTACCCCCTCCTGGATATTCTGGATTTGATCCGCCTATCCAGTCAAACTGTGCAATATAGTTGCAATACTTATCAACAGCAGCTGTTTGTCCGTAAGAAATATCTCCGGGTGTATATGTGTTGTAGAGTTTACTACTTAATTTAATCCCTGCGTATCTAGTGTTACTCCATGCACTTCCAGAAGAGTAGTTTGAATCTTGAACAGAAGCAGGGTATGCGCTTCCAGAGAGAATAAGAGCTTGGTTAACTGGATTTAATCCATCTGTTCCATAATCTACGTCTTCATAAACGGTCGACAATCTACTACCACTAACGTTATTTAGTAACGGTGTCGTGTTTAATTGGTAATGTAATTGTGGGTATAAAGTTGAACCGGAATACTGTCCGTTAAAGAATTCATATTGTGATGAATTTATTCCAGATACAATCCCTGCTTTGGTTAGAATAGAAGAGCTCCATGCTTGTGCTGTAGTTGTTAAGCTGTTAACTGATCCACCGGCACCGCCTGTGAAAACCCCTATAGACCCTGTTTGATAGTCTCTTGCTACAGATGTAACTGAGGCTGTATATTCAGGTTGAGTATATTCTACTTGAGCAGGTCTTTGTCTGTTCCTTTCAAGTAAATGCTGTTTAACAATTGCACCGGTCGCAGCTCCTGTTCTAGCAGGAATAAAGTCTTTTATTAATTTAAATAACGAATTATCAAAAAACTTAATTAATCTAAGGTAATCATTGTAGTTATATGAAGCTGTATACTTTTTAAAGTACTCTGTGCTTAGCTGATCTAATGCTGGGTATTTGTAATTATCATCTGAGAATCTTCTTGGATCTCCAATGTACTCTCCGATGTTAAAGTATCCAATCTGCGAATTAATATCTTCGTTAATTTCATTTTGAGGAGAAAAACCTACCTCTAAGTAATTTACATCCCTAGTGTAGCTTTGACTTACTACGTAGTTCTGCTGTATGGTATTTAGTCCTGATAAGACTGTTCCGTATACGTCTGTAGTACTAACTTTAATTTTATTAGAGACTGCATTTTTAATTCCAACTGCTGGTTGGTCGTAAAATGTAATTTCTCTATTAGGTACAAATACTGGGGTGTTTATATAGTAATAATTGCTTGTCCCTGAAAATGAGGATGTTGTTGCTTGACTTCCTGTAACTTTAGGATGTATTGAGATTGAACTAGTATAAAGCTCTCCTCCTAGGGTTGCTCTAAAGACTAGTTGATCTGGTGCTGAGTTTATACTATTACCTTCTATTGAAGAAGCGTTCATTACGTAATCGTTAAATGAACTTTCACTTAAGGCTCCTTTATAGTATCTTACCTCTTGTAGAGATCCTGAGAATACTTTAGCACTGAATGATGCTGATCCGAAGTAGGATCTTGTGCTTACATTCCAGTTGTTTGATAAGCTTATTGAAGAACTGCCTTGGAATCCTAAAGTATTTCCATCTTGACCTTGGTAAAGGTTATTTTTTGCATATACCGTAAATCCACTACTCCCCGATTTGTTTATCAATACAGACCACCAACCTTCGTTAAAGTATGGTAAGTATATACTTGCTGTTGCAGTAGTGTTGGTAGTGTCTGGGTAGAATTCTAATGTTCCGTACTGACTGTAAGGACTAACTACTGAACCGGTATATGACCCTGATGTATTATTAGACCCACTGTACTTAAGTATTAAGGCAGATCCAGAATCGGTAGACCATAAGCTTTGAGAATAATACCCAGTATCAATTGAAATACCTCTGGTTTGAAATCGAAGCTCTACAGCTTGAGGTCTGTTATTGTCTGCATTCCAGTTAGAATTTATAACAAAAGAAGATGTTACGTAATTTGTACCTTTTGTATCAAAAGCATAATCGTACTCATTCTGCCACTGGTCCCAAGTATTTAACGCTTTATCTTTTCCTCCGTACTCATAAACCCTTAGTATAGTATCTGGAATACCGAACGTTGTAATTAATGTATTTAATCCCTTAACTGTTCCTTTTTTCTTTAAAAGGTAGGGTAAGTTGTGGTAAAGTCTCTTATAAACCTCTGATGAAAGATTATCTAATGGAATTAAAGATCCGGTTGCAGAAGCTGTTACATAGGTTGTTATAAGTTCTTGTCCGGTATAAGGTAATAGACTTCCTGAAGGTGTATACCCTAAGTAAGTATTGTATAAATTATCAGTTGTAAAGTTGTTCTGATATAGCTTAATACCGAAATCTTTTAAAGCTGTTCCTACTAAATCTTTTGATAATCCTGAGTCTACTCGGTTATCAGAGCTGTACTTCTGAGTAACTGCTTGAGTATAAACCCAAATACTATCAAAATGTTGCCCGACCATTTCAACAAAAAGTTCGAAGCTAGTATTAGCAGGGTCTTCTCTAATATAAAGTGGTATAGAGCTTACAAGACCGTCTTTATTGTTTTCGTCAAAATCTTGCGCAATCGTTGATTGTGCTGTAAACCAATTTAGCCCCAATACTGATGTTGTTCCAGTATTTGTGTAAGGGGGTACACTGTTTGTTTTAGGCCATGCTGTACTTCCAGATTCGTAGTAGAGGTAGTATTCGTAACCGTCGAAATTAGTTATAACTTCTTTTATTTTTGAATCCCAGTGACTAACACTTGCAGAATTGTAATAGGCGTTAGAGGTACTTCCGTAGCTACCGCTAACAGTATATTCTTCAATTAGACCTAACTTATAATAAAAGTTTTCTAATCTAGTTTGTGCACTAGAGAAAAATACAAAATTACCGTAACTACTGTAGTCAATGTTAAGTTCTATACCGGATTCAGCGAGTAGACTGTTTAATTGATACGTTAAAGCAGAGTTATCTGAATCATTTAATCCTTGTGTGCTTTGATATTCTGTTGTCTTGTTTAATTCAGAACTTACTTGTAAACTGACATTAGGACCTCTTAATTTAATTGTATTATCTTCAGGATTATAAGTTGTCTTAATGTTTATTAGGTATGCTTTTGATTCTGCAATTTTTTCTACACCCCAACATTTTGATTGAATATCAAACTGAGAGGGAAGTGGTTCGTAAAGTTTAACTAGAACAGTGACGTTGTTTGGATCAGTATCATCAAGTAAAACGTTGTTTGCTATGATTAAGTTGTTCGCTCCAAAATTTAAATTAAAATCTCTCTGGTATGGAGTTGTTTCTATTGAAGTTTTTAACGCTACAGTTGAATCAACTATATCGCCAGCTATTACATCTGTGCTAGCAAGTCTAATTTCAGTTCTGTCAGTTGATATTTCAGAAATATAGTATGCTTCTAATATGCTTGAAGATAGTAGCGGTCTTAAAAAGTTGTAAACTGTGTAGTATTGTCCTTCCTGGTATGCCCTACTCTCTAAATCTTTTTCTGGGCTAATACTTAAATCTTCTCCGTAGATTGCAAAGCTTGGTAATTTCTCTACAGTGTCAATTATTTGCTTATTGGCATTGTAAACATAATACTCAATATAGTCTGTAGAGCTATTAAATGTTATGTCTGCATTAAAGGAAGCAATAAGCGAATCATCAGACGGAGTATAAGTCTGCCCACCAAGTTCAATTAAGGGTACATCCTGTATGTATATCTGCTTATCCATTAATCGGCTTTATATCTACTAGTTGTTGTTGCAATTGTAAGTTTTCTTCTCTTAAAGCTGTAACTTCTACAAGTAATGCGGTTACCTCTTCATTAGTACCTTCCCCACCTATGTATGCACTACTCTGATTTACTAAATATTGATGAGAGTTTGTCTCACCTGTTTTCGGTATTTGGTAGAATAGCTGTGCGTAGTTATCAAAAAATTCTTGAACAGTAGGTATGGGTGCAGCAGTAGTGGCTGTTGGTGAGATACCTCCTAGCGTAAGCTGTGTAAATGAGGTATCAATAACTTGCTGGTATTGCTGTTTTTCAAATACCTGTTTGCTTAAATCAACTACCGAACTCATTATCCATTTACAACTTTAAAGTAATACTTTTCATCTAATATCTTCGTAGCACCGTCAATACGTGTTTTAAGCAGTATTTGATAATACCTTTCAGGTTCTAAACCAGTCATGTACACATCAAAGTAATTACTGTTAGAGTCAGCACTAATCTTAGTATAGGTACTATCGAAGTCAATTACAACTTCATTTGTATCTAAATCTTTTATAGACCAGAAAGAAGCTGTTGGCAGATAGTAGTTTACTGTATAAAAAGAACCTGTTGTAAATGTTCTAGGTGGGAATTGTGGTCTTGCGTTAACTCTAAATCTCTGTATAGATCCCGAATAGTATGTTCCTGTATTATTGGGAAGGGTTGTAACTATATCTGGATCTGTTAAGATTGTCTGTGTAGAGGATCCAGTATTAAAGTAGTAATCATCCCATCTAATCTCTAATTGTGGTGGGTATATTGTATTTGTATCTACTGAGAAGTATTTAAATTCAACCTTTTTAGTAGGGTCTGTTGAGAATTCTGCGGAATCAGCTTGCTTAATAATAAATCCATCGTTAGTGAGTGAACCTGTATACCAAGCTACTACTGTGTTCGTTGTGTTTAGTAGGATATCAAAATCACTTCTATATTGGTAAGAAGCACTTTGCGCATATACTGAACTTGTATACCAGTTGCCGCCTCCGGGATTTGATGCTGAGAATGAAGCTGTAGCTCCAGATGTTCCAAAGCCTGCTGTCAGCCAGTTTCCAGAACCTGACGTTATTCTAGAGTTCCAACTTACTCCGTTAGTTGTAGCTGGACTGTCTTGGTACTTACCTGTTCCATTCTGCCATGACCCAGATATTGGGTGACAAAATAAAGTTGTTTCTTGACCTAGTCCTTCGACTTTTGCCATGGAAACTCTTAAATATGCTGCAATTGACCCGGTTGCTTTATTAGCAATTACATCTTGAAGTTCAGATTGATTGTACTTAACTACAAAACGGCTTACTGTTGCTGTACTTCCATCTACTGCAGTACCGGTGGTTGCTTCAATGATTTCATCGATACCAGAATTCATATTCGGGTATTCACTATACAGGGTAGCGTCTTTCTCCGGGAAGATTTTATATACTGCCATTTGTTATAAATAGGAATTAAAGAGAAACTACTCTTCCTTTAATGTCTACATTCGGATACTTAACTTCAAAGATCATAGGATCAATAGAAGGGTATACCACGTTGTCAATAGTTGCTCCTTTTGTATCGTATGAATAGTTTGAATATCCTAACGCTTGTTCAGTTAAATTAACAACCTCAACATTTTTAACCGTCTGTACTCCGTCAATGTTATCAATTAGAAGACTTAAGTTTTTAAGTAAAATAGGTTGGTTAATTTGCCAGTTATTTATATTAAAATACTCTCTAACTGCTGTAATAGCATTAAAAATTACTTCATTACTATTGTAGTTTGCAGCAACAGTAATATCAAAATTAACTCCTATGTTAATCACAAAAGCGTCTTTAACTCTAACCGAATCTCCTATAACTCTATATTGTGCTAGATAGGTGTTTAGGTTTTGCTTAAGTGCATTCGAAGCTATTACTAGGTTTTTACTGCTGTTATATGTAAGTACATATAGATCTAATGTAGTAGGTGTTTCTCCTATTCCTAAGTTAGCAATCTTAGTTTGTTCAATATATGCTTTAGCGATCACTCCGTATTTAGCAGGCATTGATAATGATCTTACTAGGTAATCATCTTGGGTTACGTTACGTAGTTGAGTTTGATAATTAGATAGTGTATTTTGTCTAAGCTCTTCAATACTATCACCATCTTGACCTCCAACTGCTGCATCTGGGTTATTTACTGCTAAAGACGCTCTGTAAGTATTAGCTGTAGCTGCATTAAGGTTTGAGTTTAAGAAGCTAATATCTCCTGTAATTACTGTTAGGTCGTTTGAAGGAACGTTTGCAGCTACTCCGCCTCCTGTTAAATACCTGACGTTAATAGTTGTATTTGAAGGAGCGATACCGTACGTCTTTGTAAAGATAAAGTTTGTAGGTGAGTAGGCAGTTGTTAGTTTAGATTGTTGGAAGGGTAATCCTAGGCCTACATTGTTTGGATTCGGTACAATTGTTTCGTCTGTATCTGTTGCGGTACCTGCTCCAAATTGTAGTTGTAGAGATCCTGAGTCAAGAAATCTAGTTGCAAACCTTCTCTGTACTTGTTCTAACTGTAGAATATATGGTGTATCTGCATTATCAATTGACCGGTTAGGGTCATTGGGGTTTGTATTTTTAATACCAGAGTAAATCGCATCTTGTGCTAAATAATCTACTTCGTACCAATTATTACCATCACTATCTGTAGCATCTAAAATTCCAACAATCTTATCTACGTTAATTAACCGTGTATCAAATTGTACTGGGCTAGTGAAGGTTAGGGCGCTGGAATTGACTGTGGCAGAAATTGCTTGTCTGCTTTTTTTCAAAAGGTAGCTAACTGGATTTACTCCTGCTGTTTGGAAGATTGTAACCTCAGTTGGATCTTGTGATGAAGATACTGAAAAGTCTACGCTGTCTTGAATTAAAAATTTAACTTCGCTGTTAGAGGTTGAAGATACAACTGCGTTTTCAGCAATTAATAAGGTATAGTCAAAATCAGGTATGTAGACACTTGCAGATGATTTAGATGGTATTTGTTGGTAGAAATCAATGGTTGTAGTAGCAACACCTGTTACATTTGGTTTGTACCCGAACATGTATGCTAATTCAAATAGGTTATCTGTCTGACGAGCATACTGTAAGTATGTTTCTTGAATTTGGTTATCTAAGTAAAATGACATAACGTCCCCTACGTATGCTGCCATTTCCATAAACATCATCCCAGGAGATGACGGACTGAAATCGTTGTAGGTTGTAGGGAAATAAGTTTTAGCATAGTCAATTAAGGAAGCCCTTAGTGTGCTAAAATCTTTATTTAAATACTTTATGTCTCTTTTAATTGCCATTTTAGTTGAATGATATTTGTAAGCTATCTATTGTACCTGTATCTTTAATTGAATATTTTAATGCAACTGTAATTTGATTTGTATCAGGGTTGCCAGTTATCGTTAAATTTTCAACAATAACACTCGGAAAAAACTCACTTATAATACTTTGGATGTCTTGCTCTAAAGCTGCATCTGTATTATTGTTTAATTGCTCAAAAATATAAACTTGTAACCCTGCTCCGAACGTTGGATTTAAATACCTCTGCCCGGTCCCGGTTAAAAAGAAGTTAATCAGGTTGTTTTTAATAGCTTGTTGAGTAGTATAGGTGGAGGTAAAAACAGCGGGTGCAGCAAAGGGTATTCCGACTCCTACAGCGACTGAAGGTTTCTTATCTATTGGGAATATCTTCTTTGCATCAAATGCCATTACTTCTTCTTAATAAGACCCATAATTTGGTCTAGGTTAACTTCTCCTGCAGGTAGTGCTGATCCTTCACCGGCAGTATTTATTGTTGCAGGTGGTCTGTATCCAGGCTGTGCTCCGAAAGACATGGCGTCGTTTGAGGTCATTGAAATGTTTCCATTTTTTGATTCCATCATTTCACCTAGTAGTTCTTTGTATTTATCTCTTGCATTAATACTGGCTACTATTGGTTGAGTAGAAACTGGTACAGGGGCTGAGTAGCTCTCCTGAATGATTGTTTTAGGGGCACGTACTGCTTCTAGTAGAATTTCCTTTAATTCTTCTTGAATAGCTTCTCTTACGGCTTCTTTGATGAGTTTTTTAAATACTTTGGTATCCATCTTTTATAAATATTTCTTAATTGGCTTTTAGGTTATCCCTATCTATAATGAGTTTTAATTCATTAACAAGGACTTGAGGGTCTGTTGTGAAGGATGGTTCCGTTTGTAGTAAAACGATTCCTTGACTATTCTTAGCTTGACCTATTTTTTGCTTTAGAGTTGGGCTAAACGGTTTCTCTACGATCTCAAAAGTAAAACCTTTATAGGTCAAATCGATAATAGAGGTAGCTGCTAATTTTATGGTATCTAGAAGTTTACTAGTGTTTGCTCCTAGTGCGTTAGGTTTCTTACCACACTTCACTAATACAAGGTCAACTACGTCTAACACTATTAAAATTGTTTGAAGTATTTTTGCTGCATCAGAGGTGTATTCACTACCTAGAGCTAAAGCTCTTTTTAATTCCGGGAGTTTAGGTGTTCCGTCTGATTTGAATGTGATTGATGTTTTAATGTCATCTAAATCACTTATTAAAGCTGTAACTGCTCCGGGTAATGTTGGAGCTAGCTTAGCAGCTACTGATGTAGCAGTCTTTAGTAAAGTTAAAGCGTCTAAAGATGTAACTGTTCCATTTACAATTGGAGTTAGTATTGTTAAAGATGCATTTATGGTATCAACATACTTTGCAGTATTTTCAATATCTGTTCCTAAAGAATTACGAATCTGTAATGCTCTATCTAGGATACTCTGTGGAGGGCATATATTTGGCAGGGTTGGGTTAGCAGTATCTAATCCTTCTATTCCTAGTTGGGACGCTAAAGATAGTAAAGTTGATATTGCTTTATCTTGTAAATCTGCAACCTTACTATTGATTGTTTGGTTAATCCTATCCAGAGGTGCTAATTGTGTTGCAGTTGCAACGACGGTTGCAGTAGCTAAAGCTCTTTGGAGTTTTAACTTCTTATTAACAGCGTCTCTTTTAGCTGCTTCTTGCTTCCTTTGTTTTTCTAATTCTTCTGGGGTCATTATACTGTAAAATTAGAATTAGATTTAAGAAGATCTGGATTTAATGTTAAAAGTTTTTTCAGTAATGCAGGTGCTTTTTTATTTAGACTTGGTATTGGGCCGCCTGAATTAGATGCTTTTAAAGAGGCTGTTACTAGTTCTTTAAGCACGTCAATCATTGTCTTTAGTAACTCTACTGTTGTATCTCCAAGGAGTAAAGGTTCTTTTGCAGATTTAGATCCTAAGTATATTTTACTAGTTTGAATTATCATTTCAGAAGCATCTATGTTAACTGTTCCTGCAGAACTTAAACTGATACTTTTTGCTGAACTTAATAATAGGTGATCTTCTGTTGTATTAAAAACCAGCCTTCCGGAGTTTATAATAACCTGCTTGCCTGTGTATTCATCAGGTAGGGTAGGGGGATTCGATTTATAACTAAAGTAATTTGTATTTGCTAGTAGCGGTACTTTTTGAGTTGTTGTTAAGTAGATAGAAGATGCATCTGTGTTAATATCTTCTACTGTAAAATCCCATCCATTCTTAGTAGGGTTATCTGTTTGACCGTTCCTAATAATTGTTATAGCGTCTCCTTGGGTGCCCACAGTGGACCACGGGTTTTTATCAGGAGCTGTACCGCTTAACCTAATACTATTACCCCACCTTCCTTCGTAAATTAAATCTCCTTCGAAAGGCTGCAGTGGATAGATGTCTGAACGTTCTTTAAAGTATTTACCAAACCTAATTGTACCTGAAGTATCTGTTAATTTGTTTGTACTTCCTAAAGCGGAGTCCTGGTAATTTTTAGAATTCTCAGGGGTTAGAGATCCTGCAGAATATGGGATAGCGTTATGATGTGGGTGATTCCAAAGATTAACTACACTAATGTAGTATAGTGCTTTTGCAGAATTCCTCTGCATTATTTTCTTTGTCGGCTGTGATACTAAGTAGACAACCTCATTTACGAGCGGGTAGTTCTTAATACCGGGCTGTAAAGGGTAAGCAACTTTATAGTTTTGATTTTCAGATACTGTAGAGTAGTCTCCTGTACCTCCAGAGAGGTCAATTATCTCAACTGCACCGATAGCTTTTGGCCCACCTAATTCTTTATACTTTGGATGAGAGTCGTCAAGTACGACACTAAGTACTCTCCCGGTCGAATTTAAGTTTGCTAACTTTAATGCATCAAGGGTTTTACTAGTACCGGAGGTGCTATTATTAAAACTACCATCTAGAGCTCCAAAGCCAAATTTTGCCATTACTTATCTTCTTTTATATTGTTAATCTCTTTTAGTAACTGCTCCCTTTCTTCATCAGTAATCCCGAAAGAGTCAGTAGCGGAGTCTTGATTCTGGAATATACGTTGGATGATTGTTGCAACTTTTACAAGCTGGTCATCATTCTTAACTCCGATCTCTAAGTACTCTTTAATAAGAGGTACTATCAAAGTTGCATCTCCGGTATCTTCAATTAAAGGACGTAACTCAGAGATAAGAGTTGAAATCTGCTTTTCTTTCTTCTTCTGATTGTCGTAAATCTCCTCTAGAAGGTCTGCGAATTTCTTATTTTTAAAAATTAATTTATCTAAACTCATGGTTAATCTATTTTTTATAAATAGAAAGTAGTACAGTTTAGAAGTCTGCGTACCCGTTCTCTACATAGAATGCATACTGTTTCTTATAGAGATCCCCTAGTTCGTTAGCTACTTTTGTGATTCTAGGCGTCTTAACGTCGATAATCTCCCTTATGTAAATGTAAAGAGCTTTCTTATTAAAGATTGTTATATGTTCTCTTTTTCTGAATAATTCGAGAATAGCATCTGCAATCTGTGCATCTTCATCTTTAGGGAATAACTCGTAGATGTTATCTGTACAATGCTCCACGTAGATGTCTAAGAACTCAGACACTTCATCTACCGGATGGTACACTTGAGTGTCAGCCTGTACCCCATTTACATCTAATACGTCTCCATAAACAACCTCACCGTCTTCCTGTTCAGTATTTAAAGTATCTAAGGAGAGTAACTCTAACCTCTTCTTATAATTCTTTTGATTAGAAGCAATTAAGTATCTTTTAGCTACTGTTCCGAAATAAGAATACGCTTTAGCTCCATTCTCAGGGTTGAAGCGATCCAGTTTAGTTAGTAGGAAGGTAATTACTTCGTGCTGAAGGTCTTCTAAGTTTGTTTCCTCAGTGTAGTAGAATTTAAAAGTATGAATTAAGTTCTGGGTTAGTTTATACAATGCATAGTGAATCTCTTCTCTATAAATCTTATTACGTTCTGCATAATCCTCAGTGTGCACATATTTAACTATTGCAAGTTGAGTATCGTGGGTAAAGTAATTTTTATTTTTCTTCTCGGTCATCGGTCAATTTAAAGTTATTTAATCTACTTTGAATAACCTTTATTTGCTCGAAGAACCAACCGATCTCATCATCACTCTGGAATGTACCTTTGCTGTCAATTTTTTGAAGTTGTTGCTCACTGTGTTCAATAATCTTGGATAAGTTATCCATATACAGTAAGTAAGCAGTTAAAACATCTTCCTGCTTTTCATTTTTACGGAGTAGGTTATAAGTTGTATAACCTAATACACATACTGCTAAACTCAATATAGTAATTAATATCGTCATTAGTCTGTAAAGAAATTAGACATTGCATTTTTTAAACCATCACTCTGGATATTAGATAACGCTTTGTTTTTTGCTTGTTGTTGGTGAGTTACTGGATTCTTCTGAGTAGTCTCTTTTGAAATTGAGAACTGTTTTGATTTAGGTTGTTCTGTAGGATTGACTGTCATCTCAACTACTGAAGCCATTAAGTCTGCTTGATGTAAAATATAGACAATTACTGACCTAGGTCTACTTTCTGGCATTCTGGAAATTAAGTAAGCTTTATTAGCTTCTTCATATAATCCATCGTGAGTCTTAATAGCAAGCATCTCATTCATAGAATACCTAATATTAGCTTCCTGAAGTAAGAATAAGGACCTATCCGGGATAGTCATAAAAGCAACCTCATTGTTGTAGGAGTAAACCTCACCTAGGTTTTTCTTTCTCCATTCATCTTTTCCGGGTAAATACAAATCGTTTTGGCTATCTCCCACTTTCCCTAAATCATGATTCATAGCAGAAAAGACTAACTCTTCAATTGTAAAGGTAGACATATCACAGCCGAACTTCTCCCAAAGTTTTGCAAAGTGTAAGGAAGCTTTAATAACACGATTAACATGTTCAATGTATCCTCCGGGGAAACAGTTGTGATACTTAGTAGTATGAGCTGCTGGCATTAAGATAAACCTATCTACACGGTCTTCATAAAACTTACGCAAGTCTTCTTTTCTTGGAGAAGAAATATAGGTGTCAATATACCCTAGAAATTCTTCCCAATTAGATTGGATCTGTTCTGCTGTTAAATTCATACTCTAAAGATAATTACCTTTGTCCAGAAAAGCCACCTACTTCATTAGTAGTTGTCGGCTCCATTTCAACATACTGTCTAACTTGGTTAAGCTGTTCTTCCGCTCTTTCAATAGTTTCTAAGTATGTTTTAATTGGCTCTTGTCTTTGAACAATCTGCCTCAATACCTTTAAGGTACTTTCTAATACCTCTACTTTGTTAATTACTTGATCTCTATATCTCATATTATTATATCTCTTTTAACTTTTCCCCCCTTTCTCAAACCCCATGTATAGATGATAAGAACTAAAAACTACAAAGGCAACTTATTTTGTGAAAACTCTATAAATTCTATAATATTTTTTATAAAACTACATTTTTCATATTCCTCCAACTCTAGAAAATGGTCTAGAGCTAAAGTACAAGCCTGTAAAAAGTTATCATCTGCCTTCTCTAAGAGTGTATCTATGTGAAATGAATCTTCTAAATTTAATTGAGAAAGATATGAATAAGCTCTATTAAAAATCAAGCTCTTATTGAGCTGTTCTAAATTTACTTTATCTAAATCTTTATTAATCTCGGTAAAAAACCTAATCACCTGATCATTGAGTACATCTCCCCTGAAAATAATCCGGGTAAACATTCCCATAAAGACATACGGGTGGTCTGAGAAATCTGAAATCTCTTTAACTTTTTTACCTGACTTATCTTCAGGATCTTGAAATAATCCAAATACTAAACTAGGATCCATATATATTATAAATAGGAAAAGGACACTATAAGGCATCCTTTCCAAATATTTTAAGTTTAATTATGCTTATGGTTGACCTGGTTTAAGGATCATATTTTTATTAAAATAAGTTACAGCATTAGCAAGCATTTGAGTATATTTAGGATCACCTATTTCTTTAGCAGCATTGTAAGCATCAATCAGAGTTGTAAATGCCTTTTTAAACTCCGGTGAACCAGTATCGAGATCAGGAGTTCCATCCATATTAATATCAACAGTAGTATCAGCAGTATCTTCTACAGGAGCCTCAACATCAATATTAACCTCTTCAGGAGCCTCTTCTTCTTCTTTCTTAGCTTCAAAAAGAGCTTCATCTACAGACAAAGTCTTAACCTTATCCATAATATAATCATAGATATCCTCCTGCTCAAATCCACCATCCTTTAATGCACCAATAATTCTTTTTGCAGCTGAAATTAAAAGTTCAACGGAAGACTTAGAGATAGAACTAGGTATATCAGAAGCATTTTCTTCTATACCTCCTACTTCGTCAGGAGCAGAACCTGCATTCCCAAACCGATCTGCAGCTGAATCATACAATTCATCCTGTAACGCTTTTACCATAGTAAGAAATAATTCTTTATCTGCTAATGCAGCTTCCGGTACTTGTTTTATTAACTCCTTAGCCATCTGATATGCAACCATAGTATGATCTTCACCTAAACTACTCATTTCACCATAAGCCTTCTCTCCCAGGGTCTCTCCCTCCACAGTAACATTGTAAGGCTCTTTCTCACTGTTCGAAGCTTCAACATAAAATGAAGAATCTGGGAACATATCAACTAATTCATTAGCTCTGTTTTGTGCTTCTTCTTCAGTGTGGTAAACACCTTGGTGTCCTATATTACCATAGCCGCCATCCCCCAATACATGAAAGTACATTCCACCCTCTCCTACCATCTCCCCTGTACCTCTATCAGGCATGAGAGTCATCATCTC